CAGTCTGTTTCTCGCGCGTACGGCCGCTGACATAGACTCCGAGCACACCAAAGCGCGCGCCGAAGTAGGTCATCAGCAACCCGGACAAATTGACCAATCCGTTGATGCCGGCGTCGTGTCCATTCCAAAGGGCATGCAGCACGGTCAGGGCGAAGGCCGGACATTCGATCAGCGACAATTCGAGCGCGTAGAGCGGGCGCCACCAGCGTTGCAACGTGTCTTCGCTGGTGGCTTCGGCGCGCATCGTCTCGCCGACTTCGCTGACCTGCTGCTTCCCGATCTCGGCAAGCGCGGACATCCACTCGCTTTCGGCCTTCTGCGCCGCTTCTGCGGCGAGCTTTACGTCCGCCGCCTTGTCGGTGATTGCGGCGTGCACGGCCTCGGGCGTGGCAGTCGCCGCGCCGAAGGCGTCGGCGAGCATCTTGCCCGCCAGTCCTCCGAGCGGTCCACCAAGTGCGCTTCCGAGCATTGGCGCGCCGAGGCTGACGACCTTGGCGGCGAGGTCCTTCCAATCCATGTCCATAAGGTTCTCCTGATTCGTTTGGAATGTCGGCGGCCTTACGCGGGCGCTTCCTGGCGCCGCCGCTGGCGCCAGCGCCAGAACGCCCAGGCGCCGGCCGCGAGCGCGAGCGCAGCCAGCACGATGATGACGATGACCAGCCAGTCGGCGCCTCCGGTCGCCGACTGCTGTGCCGCGATGCCGCCGGAGGCAAGCGCGCCGCCCACCGTGCTTCGACGCGCAGTGTCATTGACGGGCACGACGCCCTTGCCTTGCGCGGGCGTCGCCGGAAGCTCCTGTGGTGACGCACGTCCGGCTGACGTGTCGACAAGCGCGAGCGCCCCGAGCCGGACTTGGCTCACGCGTTTGCTCCACCCTTTGCCGAACACCGGCCAAGTCTTCAGTCCCTGCAGGAATCGCAGACGCTCATCGCAGATCGATTGGACCAATGTCCGCGCCGCGCGCTTGCGCGCCGCTACCACTGTTGCGTCGTCCATGTGCCCGGAAACGGCGATGCCGAGGACGCGCTGCAGCACCTTGGGCACGCGCCCGGTGCCAGAATTCACCGCATAGTCGAAGACGCAATAATCGACGCCAGCCGGCAACTCGTCACAACGCATCGCGCCCCAGTATTTCTCGCGATAGATCGCCTTCGCCTCTTCGACCTTCATGGCGCGCACGTCGCCAGCCGTGGCGTCCGCCTTGATGTAGCGTCGATAATCCGCGATCGTGATGCCGAAGTTGGTCGGCCCGCCGGGATCGGAGGGGTGGTTCACATAACCGCCCTCGCTCTTGAGCACGCGCGAGATGGCTTCGGGATAGCATGACGCACTCATGTCAGCCCTCAATCCGATATTTGATTTTGTTTTCGTGCGCGCATGCCGCAGCCGCGCCGCGCGTCAGCTTCGAATAGCTGGAGATGCACGCCCGTTTCACGGTTACGGTGTCGCCCGGCGAGGGCAGATAGCCGACGCAGACCGCGATCAGCCCCTTGGCGAGCCAGCACATTCACCGTACCGTCACCGGGCCGACGCCGGGCAGGCCGATGAAGCTGGCCGCAGCCCAGCTCAGGTCGACGCACCGCCCGCGCACGAACGGCCCGCGGTCGTTCACCCGCACCGCTACCGTCCTGCCCCGATGCGTCACATGCAGGACCGTTCCGAACGGGGCCGTGCGATGCGCCGCCGTCATCGCATGCAGATTCATCCGTTCGCCCCAGGCCGTGCGCCTTCCTCCGTAGCCGTCGCCCGTGCCGTAATGGCTGGCGTTGCAATGTTCAGCCCAAGCTGTGGACGGAAGCAGAGATAGAAAAAGAACGGCGAAAACGCGTCGCATCAGTCACCTTGGATTGTGGGGTTCGGTTGTGTTAGAAAGTGGCGGGGCGGAAAGGCTGTTGGTTGTGCTCAATGAAATCGAGTGGTGCGTCTCACCGAATTACGGTCCGGTCTGCGGGCTCGCCTCCGACACTGCGATCTTCCGGCGCGTGAAGGCGGGCGAGCTGTGGGAGCCGGAGATCGTCGTACGCTTCCCCGAACTGATCCGCCCCGGCTCAATTGCGATCGACGCTGGCGCCAACATCGGTCTGCATTCGATTGCGATGGCGGCGCGGCAGCCCGAGGTGAAGCAAGTCATTGCTTTCGAGCCGCACCCGGAAATCTTCCGGTGTCTCATCAACAACACCACGGCCTGGCCTATGATCTTGCCATTGAACAAGGGCCTTGGCCGCGAGGCGGCGACGCTATCCATGCAACACCTGAACGGCACAACCAACCCGGCCGGTGCGATTGTTTCTGCGGCCGGTAAGGGACCTCACCCGGTCGAACTCGTCCCGCTTGACTCTCTCCCGCTCTCCGATGTCTCGCTTATCAAGATCGACGTGGAGGGCATGGAGATGGCCATGCTGGCCGGCGCCATGAACTTGCTGAAACGCGAGCGGCCAGCGCTTATTGTGGAAATCCTCAACGATCTGGGCCGGCGACAAGACAAGATCGACTGGCTGTGCTCTCTTGGTTATAGCGCGGAACCGCTTAATCCAGAGGACGTGCTGTTCACACCCTTAAGCTAACTCGACCGTGCCGCAGAAAATGTACGTGTCGTTATTCGCTGGTGTGAGTGTATTATCGTAATACTTCCCTTGAAACGATGTTGTGCTTAAAAACGACACCCGCATTGATTTGCCATTATTGACACTTTCATATCCTGAAGCAGTTTGATCTATGTCTTTCAGGGTAATTGGCCAGGTCTGACGCAAGCAGATGAACCTGGCCAACACTTCCGCGCTCATCGTCTGGTTTCATCACTCGACCGAACATTCCGGCGTGGCCGAGCGCGCCGCTCGGTGCGCTGTTTGCGCACCGCATCGGTCACGTCGCGCGCCATTTGCGCAATGTGTAGCGCGGGCTCGGGAGGGTTGATGATCGACGACGCGATGCCGCTGACGAGCGCCAGCGTGGCGATGATGACTCGCATGCAAGACCTCGATGCCGCGATAGGGTAAGAAGAGGTTCAGGTCGCAGTGCTTGCGACAGTTGCGCCGCTAGAGACGCGCGTCGGCCTTCCAGCCGAAGACTATGCCATAGGCGCCGTCGCCGAACGACCGGACGCGAAATTCGGTTTCCGAAGCCAGCGTCTGGTTTGGGCTGATGTTGGCGGTCGGTGTTGCCCCGCTATCCAGCTTGGAGAACTTTCCCGCATTTCCGGCGCTGTCATAGATCGTGAACGTCGGCGCGACTCTCATCGGTGGAACGAATCGCCCTGACCCACCGGCGATCGAAGCGGCATTCGAGGCGCCCCAATCGAACATGTACAATTCAGCGCTTCCCTCAGTACCGAGATTTGCGCCCGGCGCCGTCGCGTAGTTGTACGACTTCTGGAAATATCTCCTGCAGAGCATGATTTCCTGATCGAACGGCCGCATGACGAGCGGCGCGCGCGCGGATGGCGGCAGCTCGATGCCAGGCAGAATGATGAGGCCTGTCACCAAAGCGGCGTCGTTGGTGCTGCTCAGATTGTTTTGCGTCGAACTCGTCGTCGCGGTCGTATTCGTGGAGCCCCACGATCCGGCCGTCGCCGGAGACGCAGCCTTGCCCGCGCTGAAAACCTCGATCCTCAGGCCTATGCCGGTCGCCTTGTCCCACGTGCCTGAGGTGTCGCCGACCAGCGATCCGGCGACGAAATTCCATCCTGCCGAAACCGGCTTTTCGTCGTAATAGCAGCGGCTGCGGTCGCTGTTCGAGAGCTTGACCAAGATGGTTGCCGCGTGAGGGCTGTAATATTGGAAAGCGTAGGCGAGCGCCTGCGCGCCCGCCACACCCCAGCCAAGGCGAGCGACACGATAGCCTTCGATGAGGACCAAGTGTTTGGCGTAGTCACCGTTCGCGAGCGACGACAACGCCGTCGTGGCCTTGAGCTCGACAGCATTGCTGTAGCCGCCCAGCGCGGATGGAAACGAGCCAGCGGTGAGCTGGCGGGCCTTGGCGACGGCGCCGGAATTCTTGTAGGCCGCCAGGAACGTGTCGGTGACATAGGTTTCGGTATCG